TGACCAATGGTGACTTTATAATTATAACCCAAACCCAATTAAATAATTAAATAAATTAAGGACTACAAATCAATGCAGTCTGAGGTAGGATAATCCATGGAAACCATTCTTACACTTGTGGTAATTATAGAATAATTTGATTATTGCACTTACCAGACTATATCTTTACTTATTTATACTTATTACAATAACACTATAACTCTAACTTACCTTAACTAAATCTTAACTTATGGCTTAACTTATACCTACCATACTTTTATGTAACTAACTATACCTTACTACCTAACTTATCACCGATGACTTATACTATACTTAATCTATACCTAACTTATATTACCTACTATTAATGGATCAAATGAATATTTACATCTGTATACTTTCAAGCTATTATATTTACAGCTTGAGAGGATCCATATTTGAAATCTCCTTTACTTTCTGGTCAATCAAGGCCTGAGCAGTTGCTCGAAGCTCTGGGTCCATATCATCACCAAGGTGGAAGTGATCAACTGCCTCTTTACCCCAACTATTCATATACAGGATAATTATCCTCTGATCCAATTGTACTCCCATTGACTGTGTCCTCCTCAGATAAGACTGGTAAAAGGATGATTTCTTCTTAAGCCTCTCTTCTGCTGTTCCAACAGTCTTCGAAGCAATGATCGTGTTCCTCATATCCTGAAGGATTGAGAAAAAAGCACCCAACTCCGCCATACCTGCAATGTATACACATGTTGGTGGGCATCTGTCAGGTGCTCCCGCAAACACCCAAATAGATGATGGATTGCTAATTGTGTCAGGACAGGTACATGATTTCCCTGTTATTAACTTCTTTATTTCATCAGCCTCAGAGGTCTTCATGCCATCAAGAACATGTTGTCTTTCATTGAAGAAATCTTTATTAGATCCTTGACCTGAATCTGTCAAAGAAAAGGGCTGGAAAGCTACAGGTCGAAGAAATGGACAATCTTCTTTTAAAAAATCATTAATTCGTTTATCCCAGTCTTTAGACAATTTCGGGAATCCAATAACTCCCATTACAGGGCTAATCATACTCTTTGCTTTTATTTGTGCTGGATACAATCCACAAATCACTGTCCGGTACCTACCTGGAGTTAATTCCTCTGCTCTCATACTTGACTGTGCATTAGGGAGGGAAATATATAAGTGCTTAGGTTTTCGGATCCCATTGACTTCAATATAAGATGAGTCATCTTTAAGCCTAATTCTTGTCCCTTTGTTGTCCTTAATTGTTTGTCTACCTCTGGTAGTTAGCATATAAAGGCCTTTAAGAAGAATAACATCCACAAATGCTATCAGATATGTGATAATCGAAATCCAATCTGCTGTTTGACCACTCGGCTCATCCAAATCTATAGTGTTGACATCGATTGTATTACCATACCGCAACATTGATTTTGCTGATATTTCATCATCTGGCTCTTTCCCAGTAGGGTCATCTCTAGCTTGATCAGACTTCCTACCAACCTCTACTGCCTCAGCCATCATCTTCTTTAATTGACTAATTTTTGATTGTAGTGTGTTTACCTCCACCTTCCTCCTTTCATAAGCCATTTTGCTTGTTTCATCATTGTCCTTAGCATGGATAATAGTAGCCTCCTGGAGCTTTTGCATAGCAATTGTGAGCTGACTTTCTTGGGTGCTCAGCTCCTCTTGGATGTCCTCAATGTTGTCCATGTTGCTCTTGCTTGT